AGAATACTTTGATATATGTGAGGAAAGATTATCTGTATCAAGGGAAGAATTGGTAAAGTTCTTTAAGGAAACCAAAGACACACAGACAAAGTTGGACTTATGAAATATTCCAAAGGTATAATGTGGTTGGATGATACAAGGATACCATTTGTTGATAGTGATAAAGAAACCATCAACTTTGATAGACCAAGAATAAGGGAAAAGAAAGATGAGTGGATAATGTCTGGTGGTAAAAGATGGGATGACCCTGATGTTAAAGAATATAATACTCAAGGTAGATTTACACCAAACCTACTGGTATGTGATGATATGTTAAATGATGGTAGTGTTAGTAATTCATCATCAAATGAAAGAAAAAATAATATAACACAAAAGATTTATGGTGGAGGTAAAGGAATACCACCACAAACAAGTAAAGGTTTTGATGATAAAGGAACAAATAGTAGATACTACGACTTGGATAAATGGTTTGATAAGGTGATAGATGAAATACAGTAAAGGTATAATGTGGTTGGATGATTGTAGAATACCATTTGTTGATGAAACAGAAAAAGAAGGGGTGTGTAAAAGCGATAAAACTATAAAAACTTACAATGAAGATTGGGGTAATACAATTTATAACTATAAAAGAACTGGTGGTGATATAAAAGGTAGATTTAGTCCAAACCTACTTGTATGTGATGATATGTTAAATGATGGTAGTGTTAGTAAAAGTAATAGTGGTGGTATATCAAGTGGTAATAACTTTGGTGGTTTAACTCAAAAATATAGAGATAGAAAAGGTGTTGATGATAAAGGAACAAATAGTAGATACTACGACCTTGATAAATGGTTTGATAAAGTTATAGACAACTTATGAAGATATCCACAACAATAGTATTTGAGGAATTATTAAAGTCAGATGAACTTGGTAAAAGGATTGTGGTTGCACAAGGTGGGTCAAGGTCAGGAAAGACATTTAACATCCTAATCTATTGGGTGTATAAATTACTTCAAGAGCAAAACAAGACATTATCAATTGTCAGAAAAACCTTACCATCATTAAAGAACTCTGTATTAAAGGATTTAATTCAGGTATTGGAAATGTTTGAGATGTATGACCCAACCAAATTACACAAACAAGAGGGTTATTATGAGTTAGGTTCAAACATAATCAACTGGATGTCAGTTGATGAACCACAGAAGATTAGGGGTGTTAAAAGGGATTATTTGTATTGTAACGAATCCAATGAATTAAAGATTGAAGATTGGAACCAGTTAATCTTTAGAACCACAGATAAAATCATTTGTGATTTAAACCCATCAGAATTATCATCTTGGGTGTATGACTTACAAGACAGGGATGATTGTTATTACTTTAAAACTACATGGCGTGATAATCCATTTGTGGATAAAAACATTATCAAGGAATTGGAATCACTTAAAGACAAAGATGAAAACTTATACCGAATCTACAATATGGGTGAGAAGGGACTTGCAACCCAATTGGTATTCACCAAGTACAACACCATTGAACATATACCTGAAGGATTAAAACTACTTGGTAGGGGAATGGACTTTGGATATAATTCACCAACAGCATTTGTTGAGGTGTATAAAGATGAAGACAACCTTTATTTCAAGGAACTAATGTATGTTAAGAGTATGACCATGCCTGATATTGTTCATAAGTTAGATGGACTTGGAATAGATAAGACAGATACAATCTGGTGTGATTCTGCATCCCCACAGAATATTGAAGATTTAAAAAGGAATAAATGGAATGCAAAGCCAGTAAATAAGAAATCCATCCTTCACGGAATTGATTTAATAAGAAGACACCATATCTTTATTGAAGGTTCTTCAAAGAATATCATTAGTGAATTTGGTTCTTATAGATTTAAAGAAGATAAAGATGGAAACCTTCTTGATACACCTGAAGATGATAATAATCACACGATTGACAGTATCAGGTATGTATTAGAATCCACCATAAATAAAGGGAATAGAAAGATAACAGTAATATGATAGAATTAGAAATTGAAGATAAGATTGTTCAGGTTAAACCACACCTTACAATTCAACAATACCAAAGGTTAAAAAGTAATGAAGAAAAATACCAAAATAGTTCGGTAGAAACATTATCATTATACACCGATATACCAGTCAATCAGTTGAAGGATTTACCATTAGAACAAGTCAATTTTGTTCAGGAGTACATTACCTCACAGATTACAACCAATTCAATGAAAGATGAATTACATAACATATTCACCCATAATGGAGTTGAGTATGGATTGGAAAATGATTGGACAAAACTTGCTTGGGGTGGTTGGGTAGATTTGGAGGTGTTCGCATCAGACAAGATTGAAGATAATATCCATTACCTAATGGCGGTATTGTATCGTCCCGTGATTGATAAGAAGAAGGGGAAATACACAATCAAACCATATAAGGCAGATGATATTGAAGATAGAGCAAATGAGTTTCTTACCTTACCTGTGAACTATTGGTTCGGTGCAAGTGTTTTTTTTTTCATAATAGGGAATCTGTATATCAGCAGTTTAGAGAGTTCTTTGACTATGAAGAACAAAATCAATCAGATGATGATGAAGGGATGGGAGATACTCCCAAAATGGGTAAAAAAGAAACTACCATTAGATTCTATTTTAATCTCACCTACCAATTAGCCACGGAGGATATAACAAAGATGGAGCAGATAGATAACCTGTCTTTATACTTATGTTTAAACATTTCTGCTTTGATGAAAGAAAGATTTCTAAAGCAAAAAGAAGAATTAAAGAAATTAGAAAAACAAACTAAATAATGGAAGAATATGTATCATACCACAAGATAATTCAGTTATTTCAGGATTATCAAATATCCCAAGAAGGAATTGGGTTAAACTCATTTGGACATGGAAACATTGTTATGTTCGGTATGACTGAATCAGGAATGACACCAACATATCCATTTATGTTTGTAACCCCACAGAACATCAGTTATGATGAGAATATAATCACCTACACCTTACAACTAATCTTTGCTGATAGAATCAATGATGATATGTCAAATGAGATTGATGTAATAAGTGATATGGATATTCAAGCAAGAAGGTTTATGTCTTATATCCGTAGGGGTATGAACCAAGACCCACCATTGTGGAACTATATGGATTGTAATTTACCACTTACAGGATTACCATTCCTTGAAAGATTTAATGATTATGTTGGGGGAATAACAATTGATATGGAGGTAATCATAAGAACCGATATTAACGCTTGTGATTATTATGGATAATACCCTATTTTTAGAAATACCAAAGATAATCAAGGACGCCTTACAAAAACAATTAAGGGTTCCAAGAGATTCTAAAACTTATGGTGGTAGAAAAAAACCAATATCAGGGAATTATCCAACACCAAAATCCCCACCAATTGCATCAGGTAATTTAATAAATAACATTGATGTATTTTGGAAAGATGACCTTGATTCAGGGAAGCCAGAATTGGTTGTTGAAATGCCTGACTATTGGGTATGGGTGGACCAAGGCAGAAGACCTGGTAGATATCCACCATTATCAGCAATAGATAGATGGAGTGTTGTTAAACCTGGTATGAGTGGGATTAGGGATAAAGAAGGAAAGTTTATACCAAGAAAGACATTGAACTTTTTAAGAGCCCGTTCAATCGCAAAGTATGGTTATTATAAAACTGATTTTGTGAATAAAGCGATAAACAATGTTATTGATGAAATAACAACAAAATTGGGTGATGCGGCAGGACAATACATATCTGACCTACTTGATGAATCACTTAAACTATATTTCCAAGATACAGGAATTAACATTAAACTATAATGAGCATAACAGTATTACAACAACCACCATCATTTCAACCTGTTTTAACCAATGGGTTGTTTTATACAATCAGCGCTGACACAACAAACACCTATCAATTTAGATACACCTATGATGTGTATATTGATGGTAATTTGGAGTTCAGTGCAAAGGCAACACCAAATCCTTATGGTAGGGGTATTGTTGATGTATCAAGGGTATTAAAGACATATTGTCTGAATAATCCAATAGCACTTTGGAATACAACTGAAATCTACCAACACCAAACATTCCCATTTAGCCGTCCTTCACAAAAGGAGACAATCAATTATCAAGTTTATTTTGGATTTGAGTATTCATCAACTGAACTTGGTGCTGTAACTGCATTCACTGGTAATGGATTGGTTGAAGGTAATCCTGGTGTATCTTCACCATTAAAGAAAGTGTTTAAATCAACGATGGGTGTTAATGGTAGGGCGACACAACAGGACTTTAACATGGGTCCATTTGTATTGTCAGGTTCACCATCAACATCTAATCCAACCACATCAGGATTATTCTTAACCAACTCACCAAGAACAAGAAATATTCAAGAGACAGAATATTATACCCTTGCTTTTACAAACTACTATTTGGATACAACAACCATCAGTGAACCATATTATGTTGAATATAAGTTTTACAATGACCAAGGCACGCTAATCACAGGTGTTACAGTAGATAACATCACAACAAATGGTGGTGGTCCAAGAACAGGTTGTACCCAAGTATATCAAGCATTACCTTATATCATTCCATCAGGGAATACAAACTATAACACACTTTATGTTGGAGCAGGTCCTGTAAACCTACAAGACATTATTCCTGCAAACACAGCGCAATATACCGTTCAATTGTTTGGTAAGTTTACAGGAACAACATCACCAGTTCAACCTACACCAACACCTACACCAACCCCGTCATCAACACCTGTTAGTTGTGCTTGTTTGACTTATGAGGTAACTAACGCATCATTGGAAGCACAAGGTATATTCACTTACAGAGATTGTAATAACATTGAAACACAATTGGTGATAAATCCTTTTGAGACATTCTTTGTTTGTGTATGTAATTCAGGAAACTTTACAATTGAAGGTAATTTAATTGTTACTTACGATTCACCTTGTGTTCAAACATCACCAACCCCAACACCTACACCATCAGCAACCCCTTGTGCGTGTGGTGAATATGAAATTGATACAACCGCATCATTAACCGCAAATCCAGTATTGTTATACACATTCTGTGATGGTTCAGCACAATCATACACAATGGATACAAATGAAATATATCTAATATGTGGATGTGTTGGAACATTCAGTTGTTCTGATGCTGGTGTTGTAATAACCTACGCAGGAACTTGTTAACCTATTAAAACTATGGCAAATTACCCACCACTACCACCGACAACCTATACATTAGGAAACTGCACAGGATATACTCCCGTGTCTGAAATATTCACATTTAATGTTGAACCAATCTGTTCAAGAGCAGGTAATCCCCAACTACAGTTGATGTGGTTAAACAGATATGGACATTATGATTACTATACCTTCACAGCATCAAAGTTGGAAGGATTATCAATAGACAAACAGACATACAATTCTTGGGCTGTTGATTGGGGTGCAGAATCACCTGAAAGATACCAATGGGCTCGTGGATTGAGTGATTTCCAAGTAACTATGGCGGAAACCCATGTTATCAATTCGGGGTTCTTAAACCAACCTGATTTTATGTATTTGGAGGAATTATACACATCCAATGAGGTATATGAGATAACAAGTGATGGTGGACTTACACCAATCAATGTGGTGAATACAGAATTTACAAGAAAGAACAAAGGAAACAGAACAATCACCAATATTGAATTAACTTATGTGTATTCATCTGATATCGCACTAATAGGATTCTAATATGGATACTACCTTAATTGTATATCTAAATGACCAATGGAATAGATTAGATATTTACGAAGATATTCCAATTTCTGTTATTATCCAACAGGTGGATATCAATGCTTTGGATACAAGGAAATCACCTTATTCAAAACAATTTGTTGTTCCAAACACAAATAACAACGCAAAGATATTTGAGTTATACTTTGAGGTAAATGGAATTGACTTTAACCCACTTACCAAGATTGATTGTATTGTTCAATATAGGGGGACTGACATATTTACAGGTATTTTAAGATTATCAGCAGTTATTGAAAATCCAACCTATACTGATTATGAGGTTTATATCATGGGTAATGTTGGGGACTTTGCATCTGAAATTAGAAACCTTACATTACAAGATTTAAATTGGACTGACTTACAACATGAATTAACTTATACAGCAATCACCAAATCTTGGGAAGCAAAGTATAATGATACCGATGGATTATTCGGTGGAAAAGTATTGTATCCAATGATAAATTATGGTTTATCCTATAATGGTACAACACCAGCATGGACTTACACCTTTGATGAAGCAAATTCATTTGACCAATCAAACCACCCTGTTCCTGAATTTGTTTGGAAACCATCAATAAGGGTTAAAGAGGTAATTGATAGAATATTTGCAAAGACAGGGTATGCTGTTGATTCTGAATTCTTTGATACAGATTATTTCCGTTCCATTTATATGGACACATTCCAAAATGGACAACTTGGTATTACGGTAGCATCGGCAGTTACAAACCAAAACATATTCAAGATTTATACAAATAGGTCTGTTGTTTATAATAACATTACAGGAACAAAGGATTTATTGTTTAACAATTTCAGGGGTGATGGTTCAGACCCACTTGGAAACTTTAATAAAGCCGTTCCATACAACTCAATCAATCCTGGTAATCAACCAACACATTCCTTTTTCAGGGTTCCGTTTAATGGACAATACTCATTCAACATAAGGTTTAATTATGATGATAACAACTTTATTGGTGGTAATGTATTTTTCCAAGTGGTAATGAGAAAGGGTAGAAACTTATCCACATTAGATTCCGAGCCAATATGTGCAGCATCTGCTCAATTTGAATTACCAACATCAGGATTGGACGCATCACTAAACTATTTCCCAACATTCAATTGTGATGCTGGTGATTTTGTTAAAGCCTATATCCAAGTCAATCAAAATGATAACAATTGTGATTTAAGATTATTACCATATAATGAGTTTGGTGTTTCATCAACAGCACCAATGTGGGATTTATATGCATCACCATCATTGGCAGGAACACAGATTGTTGATATTAGATTGGGATTACAAGATATAAATTGTATTGATTTCGTCAAATCAATGATAACACTATTCAACCTTGTTGTGATACAGAATGAGTTATCCAAAACAATCACCATAACCCCCTTTAATTGGTATTACAACGAAGCAGATAGGGAAGTGAAGGATTGGACACAGAGATTGGATTTAAATTCAACCTACAGGGTTGAACCATTGTCATTTGATTTACCAAAAGAGGTGAATTGGACATACACAAAAGGTTCAGAAGAATATCTTAATAAGTTGTTTGAAGACCAAAACAAATTTCAATATGGTAGATTTAAATATATTTCAACAAACAACCTACTTACATCAGAACAAACTTATGAAATACCATTTGCTGCAACACCAACAACCGTTGTTAATGGAGCAGATAATTTCATTATTCCTGCTGTTTATAGGGAATTGAATAACCAATTACAACCCTATTCAAACAAGCCACACCTATTCTTTTGGACAGGTAATAGATTTGCTTACAAAGATAAGTTTAAACAACAACAGGGAACTTGGTACTTATCATCAGGTTCAACCCAAATACAACAGACAACTTACCCTTGTGTATCACATTTGAGTTCATTGGATATTCTTGTACCTGACTTGGTGAGTGATTTAAACTTCCAATCAACATTTGATTTCTTTGGAAACTACAACAATTTACCAGTTCAATTTACACAATATAACCTATTCAATACCTTTTGGGAGGATTATGTTGATGATAACTATTCAAATGAAACAAGAAGATTGACTGGTAGATTCTTACTTCGTCCATTGGATATCTACGATACAAAACTTACAGATAAGATATTTGTTAAGGATAGTTTCTATCGTATTGAAAAGATAAATGAAGCAGATTTAACACAGATTAAATTAACTGAATGTTCCTTGATTAAAGAAAGGGGTGGATATTACAAGGTTGAACCACCAGCGCCCTTCTACGCAATATCAGGAAACACACCATATCCTGGTTTATTAAGTGCTTATACCCTTACTTGTTATACAGGTGTTACACAACAACCAGTATGTTTGGGAACAGCACCAACAGCAGTTCTAACCACATTTGGGGTATCAGGATTATCAAACCTTCAACAGGTTTATTTTGATACAGGAACAGAATACAGACCCGTTAATCTTGGAACATTCATCAGATATACAGCAGATACAAATAGTTATGTTGTAATAAATAACATTGGAGAAATCCTATCACAAACTTGTTAAGACATGGCAGAAAAAACAATTGGTATAAGAATACAACTTAATGGATTGAATACAGTAATCACTGATATTCAAACATTGGAGAATGAAATAAGAAAAGCGAAAGAAGATTTAAAACAGGTTGAAATTGGTGGTCCAATATTTAAACAACTTGCAAAAGAAATCAGTCAGGCTGAAACAAAACTGATGGGATTACAAGATGCTGCAAGGGGTATATCCAAAGAAAAAACCCTTGAAGGATTTGGTAAGTTAGGTGCAGGTATTTCATCATCATTTGCAGCAGCAACTGCAGCAGTATCTTTGTTTGGTAAGGAAAGTGAATCAGTTCAAAAGGCAGCAATTCAAGCACAAAACTTATTAACAATAGCATTATCAATTCGTGGTATTGCAGAGGTAAAGACAGGGGCACAGATTGTTGCCAAGACAATCGCTGAAAAAGCGGGAACAGCCGCAACACTCGCAACCAATGGAGCCACAAAGGCTTTATACACCACCCTTGCAGCAAATCCTTATGGGGTAATTCTTGCAGCAGTAGGATTGTTGATTACCGCATATCTAACATTAACCAGTGCAACCTATGATGCTGAAGAAGCACAGAACTCATACAATAAGGTATTGGAAGACACCTTATATGGATATGATTTAGAAAGAACAACAATAGAAGCCAATGCTGCTATCAAAATCAAAAACGCTGAATTGGAAGGTAAGTCAATTACAGAAATAGCGGCAATTAAGAAACAAGCCAACTTGGATACCATTGCCCTTATTAAAAGGGAGGTTGATGATTTGGTTAGATTGCGTATTGAAAGACAAAAGGAAATCAGTAAAAACATTACTGATGAAAAGGAAAGAAAAGCAGCAATCCAAAAGTTATCAGATGATTTCGCCAAAGAAGGTAGAAGGTTGGGACTTGAAAGTTTCAAGTTGGAACAACAGATTAAGTTGGATGAAATTGATTTACAAATTCAATTAAAGAATAATACCCAAAAAACAACAGAAGCAAGAAAGAAATATATTGAAACACTATTAACTGAACTTGAAGTAAGTTCAAAGTTATCCGTTCAGAATATAAACTTGACTGATGCTGATAATAAGATATTAGATTCATTGGAAAAGAAAGTCCAAGCGGCAAAGGCTTATGCTGATGAATTGGATAGATTAAAAACATTTACACAACTATACAAAGAAGAATTAAATGACTTAAATCCAGTTCAGGATAGTTTGGGTGATATATTCAATTATGTTAAAGGAACAGGTGAAAACTTGATTGAATCATTAGATGGTTTGATTTATAGTGCAGCACAATCAAAAGAAGCATTACAGGATTTTGATGATGGTATTAAAATATTATCACAAGGGTTAAATCAAACAGACCAACAACTTTTATTGGACTTTGCGAGCAACTACAAAGAATTATTCACAACATTTCAAATGTTGCAACAATTCAGTGGAAAACCATTAGGATTTAAAATAAGTGATTTTGAAAAGGTTGTAACAGATTTAAACTTATTAAGTGGTAAAATAACAGTTGACCCTTACGAAAGGAGTGCTGAAGAAATATTGGTTGCCAAGGTTACAGCACAAGAAAGAGCACAAATATTAAGAAATCAATTTGTCTATGAATATACACTTTATCTTGAAGCACAAGAAAGAAAAAAAGGTTTAAGTGAAAAAGAAATACAAGAGGCTAAAAAAACAACAGTACAAATAGCCGCTGCGACATTTGAATCACTTACAGGATTAGGTGATGGTTTATTAAAGTTTGAACAGGGTGTTGTAATTACATCACAAAAGGTTGTTGAATTAAACAAACAATTACAAGCATTAGCACCAGCAGCAAGGGCAGGTTTCATAACACAGAACGCTGATGAGATTGCAAAACAATATGGGGTTACAATTCCATTGGTTTTAAGAAATGAAAAAGAGTTAGCAAACCTACAAGGTGAAATTGCCAGTAAAACCTTTGATGAAAAGAAGAAATATGCTGAAGCGATAAACACCCTTCAAGCAGATTTATTAGTACAAGGTATTGATATTGAAACATTAACTTATGAACAAAAGTTAATATTACTTGAAAAGTTCTTGGGTAAATCAGTAGCAGCAACAACCAAAGCCGCAGATGATACAAAGAAGGCAACAAAAACAACTATAGATGCAATTTCAGAAGGATTAGAACAATTCAGTATGTTGGTTGGAAGAACAGCGTCATTGGTGGCACAATCATACGCATTTCAATTACAACAACTTGAAAAGACAAGTAAGGACGCATTATCAAAAGTGACTGGTGATACAGAAGAAGCCAATAAAAAAAGGTTGGAATTGGAATCACAATACCAAAAGGAAAAAGCACAGATTGAAAAAGCAGCATTGATTAAGTCATTACAATTCCAATTGGTTCAGGCTATTGTTGATACCGCACAGGCTGTTACGGCTAACTTGGAAGTCCCACCATTGGCAATCGCTGTTGGTATATTGGGAGCAATACAAGTCGCCTTAATTGGACAACAACTTAACGCAGCACAAGCACTTGCTGGTGGTGGTAGAATTAGAATGGGTGCAGGTGGAATGATAATGGGTCCATCACATGAACAAGGTGGGGTTTCCTTTGCTTCTGGTGGTGTTAATCTTGAAGGTGGGGAAAGTGTTATCAACAGACAGAGTTCAATGAACTACGGTGGTTTATTATCATCCATAAATCAAATGGGTGGTGGACAACCATTGGTGAATAACCCATCAAACTCATTAAGTGAAGAAAGATTGGTTCAAGCAATTGCTAAATCAAGACAAGAACCAATAAGAGCCTATGTTATGAATAGTGAAATAACAAACGGACAAGCGATAAACAGAAGGTTGGAACAATTATCCACCATATAATTTAATGATATTTATAGATAATGATTAAAATAATTGATTTAGATATTGAAGGTTCTTTAACAGGGGATACAAGGGTTGAGGAAATAGCACTGGTTCAAATGCCAGCAATAGAACAGAATTTCATATATTTCACACAACAGGACTTTGTTGATTCAATTACAGATTATCCACAATACATTACCGATACGGCAATTAGAGCAAAGAAATGGGTAGATGAAAATGGATATGGTAGTTGCATGACCCCCGTTGGGAAACAAAGATTAAACCAATTAGCCAACAGGGAACCATTGTCTTTATTGACCTTGAAGAGAATGAAAGCATTTGGTTCAAGACATAAGAAAGATTGGGAAGCATCTAAATCATTTGAAGATGGATGTGGATATCTTTCACTTGCATCGTGGGGATTTGAACCATCAACTTATGATAGTGTTATGAACTATTTGGATAGGGTAATAACCCGTGAAGAAATGGCAACGGTAGGACCAAGAGGTGGAATCAATCCATCAAAGAAGGCACCAAAGTCAACCACACCAAATAAGGACCCCAAAGGTGAAGGTTCAGCAAAGGGTGATGCATCATCAACTCGTGGAGCAGAGGTATCCAAAGCGGTAGAAGAAATACTACAAAACAAGAGTGATGACTTTAATGAAAAATACAAAGACAAACTTGGGTATGGTGTAAATCTTGGTATGTTAAAATCAGTTTATCAAAGGGGAGTTGGAGCGTATAACACATCACACTCACCAGCAGTTAAGAGTAGTCAACAATGGGCTCTTGCTCGTGTAAATGCGTTCTTATACATAGTTAAAAACGGAAGACCCCAAAATCCAAAGTATACCACAGATTATGATTTACTACCAACAAAACATCCAAAGAAACAGGATAATATGGATGTTGATGTATCTAATCTACCACCTTACAACAGTTACCCAACAGGTGATACCAAAAATGATATGTTGATAAAACCAGTATTGTTTGTTGAAAGAAATCCTGGTGAAGATAGAAGTGATTACATTAACAGATGTACTGAATACCTAATTACCAATGAAGGTAAATCACCCGAACAAGCCTATGCCATTTGTAATTCAGAAGCAGATGAATACTCCATCGGACAAAATGTCAGTTTTGATTATGATGATACATTAAACACACCAAGAGGTAGGGGACTTGCATTGTATGAATTACAATCAGGTTCAAATGTGTATATCATTTCAGCAAGAGGTAATAAAGAAACAATGTATCCAATAGCAGATGAACTTGGGATACCCCATAGTAAGGTATTTGCAACAGGTTCAAATAGATTGAAGATACAAAAGATTAAGGAGTTAAGAATTGATAAACACTATGATAACAATGAAGATGTAATTGATTCATTGGGTTCAGTTGGTATTCAATTTATGTGTCCTTGTTTGGATGAGTTTGTTAAGACAAAAGAACAAGGTTTTACAATGATTGGATTCATAGATGGGGAACCAGTATTTACCACACCAGAAGAAGCAGAATTATATGGTCAATCGGAACACGGATGTTCAGGACATCATAAACACCAAGATGAAGATGGTAATACCGTTTATATGGGTTGTGAAATGCACCCTGAAAAGATGGAACAGGACTTTGGTGTTGATGAGTATTCACCTGAAGAAATTGAGATTGTTAAGATGTTAAAGTTCTTAAAGGATAATCACTATGAAGAATTTGAAGCCGTTGTTGGTGAGTTAAGGGGAGCAACATTAGAACAAGTAAAAAGAAGAAACCATAGAACAGCAACACCTTATTATCTTTACAAGAGAGTTTTAAGTGGTTCACCTGATAGGGATTTCTGCACATCAATTGAAGGTAGATATTTCCGTAGATTTGAAATAGATTTATTATACGGATTAAATACAGAGTTTGGACATGAAAGACAACCATATTCAAAGTGGACCTTCTTGGGGGGACCAAATTGTGTTCACGCTTGGTATAGAGCGATAGCAACAGGTAGAAATGTTCAAGAGTTAGGTGCGGAACCAGGATTACCAGGAACACCTATGAAATCAAGACCTTTACAGGGTTACTACTCACCTGAAACAAAAAGAAAGAGTGAGGTAGCATACATCATATCACAACAGGGAATGTCCAAGATGGGATTTAAATCTGATGATGAAAAAAGAATGGTGTATTCTCCGCTAATGATACCTAATATTCTAATACCAAGATTGGATGATAACAATGAAAAGTATTTTGTTAGATTCACACCACAGGTAATTGAGAAAATCCAAAACCTTTACATGATTGAAAAGAGATTGGATAGAACAAACTATGAACACACTGAAAACAAAATGGAAAGTGTTGTAATGGTTGAGAGTTGGATTGTATCAGGGGAATCAGACAAAGCCTATGAATTAGGTTTTTCAAAAGATAATGTACCAATGGGAACTTGGATGGCAGGTTTCAAAGTATTGGACACAGAAGAAGGAGATTACATTTGGAATGAATTTATCAAGAAGGGTAAAGTAAAAGGGTTTAGTGTTGAAGGAAACTTTATCATGAACTTTTCTGCTCAAAATAATGATGAATATTTATTACAAGAAATCATAAACATAATAAAACAAATAAACGATTAAAATTATGAACGCAGCACAAGCAATTGATAATATCGTAAAAATGTTAGGATTACAATTTAAGAAAGAGACCTTTAAATCTACTTTCCTTGTTGATGGAACCACAGAGGTAACAAACAACATGGAAGATGATTTTCAACCAGGTCAAAGCCTTTATATTGTAAAAGAATCCACACTTGCACCAGCACCCGAAGGTTCACACGAAACAAGAGAAGGTGTTGTTATAACCCTTGATTCAGAATCAGTTATTATTTCCGTATCCCAAAAAGATGGTGGTAATGATGCAGAGGTTGAACAGGAAGCAGGTAAAATGATGGACTACACGGAAGCAAAAGATTCACAAGGTAATACTTTAGAATCAACAACTTTTGATGTTGGTGAAGATGTATTCTTGGTTAAGGAAGATGGTAGTAAAGAACCAGCACCTAACGGAGAACATCAAGTAACCTTAAAGGACACCAGTGGAAACGAAGTGAAAATCAGGATTCAAGTTTTAGATGGTAAAATTACTCAAAGAGAAAATGTTGAGGAAATGATGAAACCAGAAGAAATGAGCACTGACTTTTCAAAAGACATTGAAGATATCAAATTGTCAATTAACAACCTACTTGAATTGGTTGGTTCTATGAACGGAAAATTCAAAACAGAGTTAAACTCATTAAAAACCGATTTTGATACATTCAAAAAGTCACCAGAAAGAACAGCAGTAGAAGAAAAGAAATCTTATACTCAATCATTTTCTGATTACAAATTGGATATAATTAAATCATTAAGAAAATAAACTAAAACAAAAAACTAAAAAAATGGAAAATAAGAAAAAATTGTCATTTAACTATGACTTAACAAACTTACCAACCTTCAACTCTTATGGTTCAGATATGTTAATTAAGGCAATCTTGGGATTGACTTTACCAAGATACGCATCATTGAGAATTAACTTGAAAGGAACAACAGAAAAAGTTGGTTTCGTAACCAATGATGTTATCCTTCAAGATATGAGTTGTGGTTTTGACCCGACAGGTGCGACAACACAAAATCTTGTAACAGTTGACTTGTGTAACAAAAAGGTTAACCAACAATTGTGTCCATACGATTTGTATGATACATATTTGAGTCAATCATTAACTAATGCAAACTTTCAGGAATCAGTTCCTTTTGAAGAGGTTATCTTAACAGATATTTCAAACAGAATTGCTAACCAAGTTGAAAAACAATTGTGGAATAACACAACTGCATCAGGTGGAACTTACGGAAACGCATGTTTCAATGGTGTTGGAGCGTTGATTACATCAGGTAATGGTGCAACTCAAATCGCTTATTCGGCAGCAACATCTTCAAATGGTTTGGATGTATTCACAAAGATTTACGAAAACATCCCATCAAATGTATTACATTTGGATGATTTGGCTATCTATTGTTCATACGCTAACTACAGAGGTTTGGTCGCTTCTATGAGGAACAGCAGTTTCGTGAATCTATTCACATTAGATTCTGCAGGGGCCGCTGATGGTG